TTCATAGCAGATCTGAAAGGTGCCGTACAGGCACTGGAAAGGGGCGCTATGAAAGAACGGTTCAACTTAGTTCAGGACAGAGCCAGATATCAGGATTCACTTAAGCGGGCGTCTGCCTACCGAGGTGGTACTGAGGAATGGACTCTGAAGGTGGAGGTGGGTTGTCGCGTAAAGTATGCTGTGACTAATCCTTTCTTGGCGACGCTTGCGTCGCTGGGTTTAACCAATCCGGGCACGACCGCATGGGAGCTTGCTAAGCTTTCGTTCGTAGTGGACTGGGTGGTAGGGGTTGGTGGCTGGTTAGGCCAGCTTGATTATCATCTCGGTAAGCAATTCCGAGACGGTAGTTACACGACTTTTACAAAGGAAAAAGTCGTCTTTACGGCGGCATACGTTACGAAAACACCCGTGTTTAACGGCGGGACCGTAGAGACAAGTCAATCCACTGCTTTTATTGAGTGGGTTGACGTAAGCAGGTCAGTCTTAACAAACTGGCCTATCACTTACTTACCTGTCTTGAAGGATCCTTTCTCCGTGTCACACGTGGCGACTGCAACCGCCTTATTGCAGCAAACCTGGGGTAGGTAATTCTGCCTATCTCAGGATTCTTCATTTCTTAGAAAGAAGCTCTAAATGCCGGCTATCGCCAGTATTTCTCTGCTGGATGGTCAACCGACCCCAGTGACTCGTGTGTTCGCCCCAGTTGGTATCGATCCCAACTACGTAGCCAGTTACGAAAACCGGGTGACCGGAATTCCCGTTGGCTACGATGGGCTGAGTATCGGTATGCGTCGTCCCACCAAGGGATCGCGCAACTACAAGCACACCGTCCGACTGTTGCTTCCCATCTTGGAGGTGACGTCCCCGTCGACATCCTCGGGCATTCAGCCGGCGCCTACCAAGGCGTACGACTGCTTCGTGAACGTGGATTTCGTCAACCCGGAGCGCTCGACGGCCCAGAACCGCAAGGATCTGGTCACGTTGCTGCGCAACAGTCTCGCAGCAGGTGGCGTTATCGACACCTGCGTGCAGAACCTCGAATCAGTTTACTAACTGGCTGATTCAGCGCCAATCGGTATTGCTCCGATTGGTGCGAAGAGGTGTTGAATTCAGTTTCCAAAGACTAAGTCTGGAAAGTGTCTATGCGGAAAAGACAGCAGCGATCAGGAAAGATCGCTAAGGCAGG